ATGGTACAAACCCTATTGCAGGGGATATTGATGCATTAGCAAAAGAAGTAGGCACTGATATTTACACAGGAAACTTTAATGGCTTTATGAATACTTTGTTAGGTAGAACAGGAAAGTTAGCAGAGAAGGCAAGAAGAGCTTATCTTGCAGAAGATAATTTATGGAAGAACTTCAACTTTGAAGTTGAATTAGATTCTCTAAAAAACAATTTTAAAACACTTGGTATTACTGCAGAAAATATTTTTGATCCTAAAAATATGATAGCCTACGGTAAATTACTTGGTAGAAAAGTAACTAGAAATGATCCTATCTTCGACAGAGTGGTGGACATAAGCACTGATGGTAGATTTTTAACTTTAGGTAATCAAGGTGTTAGATTAGAAGGAGATAAACTATTAGAAACTTTCTACGAAAATATGGCTGCACAAGTAACGAAACATAATATTCCAAATTATGAATACGTAGGAGAATTTATAAAAGGATTAAGAAGACTTCCCCTTGGTACATTTGTAGCTTTCCCTGCTGAGATTATTAGGACAGGATACAACACAATACAAAGAGGACTCAGAGAATTACAGGTAGAGGGGTTTAAACAAACAGGTCTTAGAAGATTAACAGGTGTTGCTACCACAGCTGCAGTTGTTCCTGCAGGATTAGTAGAATTTGGTAAAGCCTTAGCAGGGATGACAAATGATGATATGAGAGCACTTAGAACTTTCGTGCCTTCATGGTCAATGAATGGTTTGTTAATGCCTCTTGATAGAGATGAAGAAACAGGCAAAATAAAATACGTAGATTTAAGTTACATATTTCCTTATGACACCTTAGTTCGTCCCGTTAATACAATTTTAAACGAAGCATCTAAAGGACAACAAACAGGAGAAAGTTTAAACAAATATTTATTAGATGCAGGTGCTACAAGTTTTTATGAATTAGCTAAACCATTTATATCTGAGTCTATCTTCTTTGAGGCTTTTGCAGATATCGTAGCAAGGAATGGTAGATCAAGAGATGGTCGTCAAGTATTTAGAGCAGGAGATTCTACGGGAGAAAAAATTTATAAAGGAGGTATGCATGTTGTAGAAACATTTATGCCGGGTTCTGTTAATCAAATAAAAAGATTGTTTCAGGCAGGAGCCTTGGGCAATGAAAAAATTCCAGATAAATATGGACAAACTTATAACTTGCTCGATGAAGCAGGAGGTATCTTTGGATTCAGAGCAATAGAACTTGATCCTCTAGATGCTATGCCTTTTATTATAACAGATTTTAATAAAAACAATGATAGCGCAAGAGCATCATTTGTTGGGGATGTTTTAAAAGGTGGGCTTGTATCTCCTGCTGAAATTGTAGATCAGTATTTAAAATCAGAAAGAGTTAGATTTGAAAACTTTAAACAAATGCATAATGCATATTTGGACGCTTTAAAATTAGGAGCAAAAAGAGGCAAAATAAATAGAGAATTAGATCGTGTTACCAAGTCTGAGAGGACATCTATAATCACGGGTAGGTACTTACCTTACATACCGGGAGAGGGAGTAAGACGAGCTTTTAATGATAACTTTAGAGAGCTAAGAAAAGAATTAGATAGAGATATTAAAAATCCATTTATTTTAGCTTACCCTGAAATCATGAAAATTAGAAGAAATAATCTAGGTGTCAATGTAAACGAGGGTGATTTTGATTCGACCTTTGTCATACCAGAAGGATTCAAACAAACAGAGATTACGCCTACTGCACCACCGACCACGACCCAACCTATTAGTACGGCAGGTAGGGTAATCACGGCAACACCGACACAAAACCTTGATTCTGAACTAGGAGCAGATATACTGCTAGGCGATGATGAAGTTAGTAAAGCAATATTTAGACAAAATAGGAACGTATAATGGCACCTCCAAAAGAAAATAGATTTAGAGATATACCTAGAGAAACGTTTCAAGGCAATCCTTCTAGGGCGCTCCAAGTTGAAAGAGAGCAAACTCGTGATAAGTTTTTTAAAGGAGACGATAGAATATCGAATCAAAGATTAGATAAAAGAAGAATACAAGATAATTTAGAAAATAGATTTAGAACAGAAAACTTGAGAGGAACTGGAGTAAAAGGGCTTACTCAAAAGAAAGATCCTCTTGGTCAAGACTTTGCAGATTATAGAAGAGAAGTAGCTAATAAATATGGCCCTACTGTAGGAGAGATCGCAGCCGATTTTGGTAGAGGAACTGAAAGATTTTTACAAGACGCAGCTGTTAAGTTTAATCAAGGTAAATTAGGTTTAATGGGTATTGTAAGCGCAGTAGCAGATAAATTTAATAAAGATTATGACAAGCTCAATGACGTTCAAAAAGAAATATTTGAAAACCCAGATAAGTATCCAAATGCCTCTAACATACCAGTAATTCAAACACAAAATAATTCTAGACAATTATTAATAGATGCAGACAAAGCTGCTCTAGGTTTAGAAAGCACAGCACAAGACGCAACGGGTATCCCTGCAATAGGATCTGGATCAGGGTTTGATGAACAACCAAGTGATTTGTTTGAACTAAGATTATTAGAACCTGAAACTAGTATTGAACTTAGACCTGACTTAACTCAAAAACAATTGAATTTAGCAGAGGGTTTAGGATTCATTGATCCTAGATATATAGAACAACAAAAAGCATTCCTAGATGAATTAAATATATCTCCACAAGTTGCAGAATTATTAGATGCTAACGAACCGGGAGGAAGGGGTAATAACCAAGGAGAGTTTATGTTTCCTGAAGGATATACTATTCCCGGCACAAATATAACTATTCCAAGTATTATGAGACAAGGTGAAGAAGCTGTGACTGGAGGACAGGGTTTCTTGCCTGATGACTTTACGAGAGATAGTGACGGAGTGAGATTAAAATTTGAAAATGGAGAGGCTACTCCTATTACTGATGAAGAGTTCAGAGAAAAAGAAGAAAAAGTAAATAAAATTTTTGAAGGAGATGATTTTTTTAGTCAAGTAACTGACTTTAATAACCCCGGCAATCTAACAGATGTAGGACAAGCAGGAACTACAGGAGAAACTTATGGTAATAACTTTGCAGTATTTCCTAATGCTCAAGCAGGTATAAGTGCACTAGAAAATGACTTAGCACTAAAGGTAGGAAGAAGTAACAAAGTAGAAGATATCATTAGTCAATATGCAGCGGGAGATCCTAATGTTGGTAGGTATATTGATTTCGTTACAGATAGAGTTGGGCCAACAGTAGATCAAAATGAACTAGATGATTTACGAAATGCTGTTATTAGATTTGAAAACAAACCAGACATAGCACAACAATACCTAGCCTTAGTGGCTGAAGGTGGCTTGATGGATAAGAAAATGTATGGCGGTATTATCGCTTCAAAAGGATAATGAAACGTATCCCAAGAAAATCTGGACAACCTAGAAAGTCTAAGTTACATTCTGATTTATATACAGATGAGAATCCTAAAGGAACAATTAAAGGACTTGGTTTTAAAAATGAAGCATCAGCTAGAAAGAGCGTGTCTAAAATTCGTGGAAGCGGTAGAAAACATGCTCATAAAACTCAAGCTGCTATCGCTATGGAGCAGAGAGCTAGGGTTGCTGGCAAAACAAAAGCTGCAGGGGTTTACAGGAAATTCATCGAAGCGCAAAAAAAGAAAACAAAAGCAAAACAAAGACGAACATGAAAAGCATTGGGGCATAGGAGGTTTCTAATGATTAAACTTACAGACGAACTTCGAGCACGGGTACAGGACCATGAAGGCCTAAGGACTTCCGTATACTTAGACAGTTTAGGCAAAAAAACTGTGGGCATAGGCCACCTCGTAAGACACTTTGAAGAAGAAAGATTTGCCGAAGGGGTAGAAATACCCATGGAAGAAATATTAGAAATATTTGAAATGGACTTAAACAGAGCGGCGGCAGGAGCTGACATGTTGATAGAAGATAATGTTGGTCACGATTTGCCTCAACACATAGCAGAGGTGGTTCTTGAGATGGTTTTTCAGCTGGGGACAACAGGTGTATCTAAGTTCAAAAAATTTTGGAAAGCTCTGAGAGTTAAAGATTATAAAACGGCAGCGGCTGAAATGCAGGATTCCAGATGGCATTCACAGACACCGAAGCGTTGTGAATCCCTAGCTGAAATTGTAGCGAACACTTAAAGCGTTCTTCTAACGTGGTTTGGTAATGTACCAGATTGTTTAAATTGAGCGTAGGCGGATTGCCAATCTTGTTTGTACTCAGTCTGTAACCAATGCCTGACTGCTTTGTCGGCATCGTGTTCTAAGGTAAAAAAATTACCTATTTTTTTTAGTATCTCTGTCATAATGTTCTCCAATTTCAAAAGAACATATAACTATTTTTATTTTTTAGTTATGTTTTTTTGAGAACGCAGGTGTTCTTCTACGGCTTCCCATACTTCAACATTTGACCAGTGTGCTTTTACGCAATTAGAGACATCTTCATGTAAAATTTTTAATGTTCTAATTCCTATTGGCACAGGCTTACCTTTATTCTCATGAATATGATCTGCCTCTTCTTTGGTCATGCTTAAATAAACTTCACCACTTTGATAAGTAACTCTCATTTTATTTCTCCCCAATTGGTTCCTATTTTAGCCTCGCACTTGACGGGCACATGTAGTTCAACAGCAGATTCCATTATCTGTTTAATCTCTTTTACCTGGGTCTCATTGGCTACGGAGATGTTAAGCTCGTCATGTATTTGAATCATTGGAGTAACCTTACAAATACTCCACAAATCAACCATGGCTTTTTTGGTTTGATCTGCTGCTGAACCTTGTATTAACCTATTCAATGCACGATAGGTGCCTGCTCTTTTCATTTCATTCCACGCCCAAGTCTTCTTAGCGTTTTCATGATTCATCATTCTCTTATCATGGAAGTCTTTGTTCTCCCATAAATCGAAACGACATCTACGACCGAGCAGAGTATTGATATATCCATTTTGTTCTGTGTATCTAGTTGCACGAACAATTATATTGTTTAAAAAATTTACGTTGTCATTGTACTTTTTCTTCAGAGCTTTTGCTTTATCTTGGCTAATATCTAAGGAGTTAGCAAGTTTCGCTATACCCATGCCATACATAAGACCTAATCCTATAGTTTTGGCTTCTTTCCTTGATATTTGGGCCATATCAGCAGTTACTTGATGGAAGTCCTTTCCTTCATGGAAGAACTTAATTAGGGTCTCAGCGCCCTCTAAATCGTGTTTTTTTGCGTAGTGAACGAGCAATCTAGGCTCTTGTTGCGAATAATCGAGAGAAACCCACTTTTCTCCCTCCTCAGGCAAGAACAAAGATCTAATCTTAGGACCGATGATTTCATTACGAGAAGGGACCTGTTGTAAGTTAGGATTGTTCATGGACAACCGACCACTGACAGTGCCACCAAACTCTCCTTTGAGTTGATTAATCTCAGCATGAATTCTGCCTTCCACATTGTGTTTTAAAATAGAGTCAATGAAAGTTGTGTGTGCTTTATTATATTCTCTAGCGACAGATATTGATTGAATCAAAGGATTCTCACTTATCTTCATAGCTTCGTTACTTATCTTAGCCTGTTTATTTTTTTCAGTGTACTCGTACTTCTCCCCGAGCTTATCAAAAACCTTTTGTAAAGAGGCAGCTGTATAGATATCAGAGGCATCAATCTTTATCCCTGTTTCTTTTTTTATATTGTTGTAAATTTTTTCCTCTTCTAACTTAAAAAACTTTTTTGTTTTCTCAGCCCGGTCAAGATCAACACGGACGCCTTTCCATCTCATTTCCAAAAGTAATCGCAGTAGATCTGTTTCTAAATTAAACACATCAGTCAGTCCTTGCTTTTGTATCTCTACCCTAAGAACCTCCCACAACTTATAAGTTAACTTTGTATCTTGTTCTGCGTATACCCCAACGTACTCTACCGGGACTAAGTGCATGTTCTCTATTGCTTTGAATCCATGCTCCTTACCAAAGTCATCCAAAATATTTCCTTGCTTTCTTTCTCCTAAATAATCCTTTGCTAGATTATTTAAGCTATAACTAAATCTATTTTCATCTACAAGAGGAGCAGCTATCAAAGTATCGTAGACTTTAGTAACATTGCAATCAACACCCCAACGTCTAAGCCAACCTAAATCATAAACTGCGTTATGACATAGAACTATAGGGTCCTCTTTGAATAATTTTCTAAGCCACTTCTTTACATCCTCCTCAGGAAAGTTACCCCCACGTTCATGTCTTACAGGAAAGTATCCATCGAATCCTTCAAAAGATATGGCAACACCTACAACAAAACCTTTGTTCGTTGCCCACCCACCACCAAGAGTTTTAATCTCTGGATCGTGTGTTTCTAAATCTACGGCAACTTGTTTAATGCCAGACACATCTGGAAACTTTGGCCTTGTCCACTCTGGTTTGTTTTCTTTTTTTAACAAATCCATTTGTTGTTCAAATATCATCTAAGAACCTCTTCGAATTCGTATTGGGAAGTAGAGGGCACAACAAAAAGATTTTCTTTTGCTCTTGTCATTCCCACGTAAAAAACTCTTCTCTCATCGTCTCTATTGTAAGACATCTCATCAATAATTCTTTTAGATATATCAGAAAATAAAACCACATTCTGACTCTCTCCACCTTTTGCACCATGAATAGTAGATAGTTTTATGCTTGCTCTTTTGTCTAAGTCGTATCCTCTTTTTAAAATCTGTCTCATATAATTGACTTCATTCTCAGCGATACCATTTAAAGCCACCTGCCATGGTGTATTTATATCCACCCTTAGTCCCCACTCTGTTGAAAGAGTATCGTAGCTATATTTAATCTCTTCATCTGCTCCCGGCATTTTCTTTTTCCCCCGGGAAATACCTTTATCCCCTGATCTTATGTATTGATACATAGTTCTTACATCAGATATAGATACTTCGTGGCCCTCTTGTAAATTTCTCCAACAATTATAGGCAACTAAAACATCATCTTTAATGGATAATTTATTATTCTTCTCAAATAAATAACCTTTGCTTTTTAAATCTGCAGCTATCTCGTTTAAATAATAATTAGTTCTACATAAAATAAGCCACTCATTCTTTCTTAAGTTTAATCTTTCGAATACAACATTAGAAACATTACCCTCATCTTCACGAGGATTCCACTCTTTAGGAATTCTATTTTTTATTCTGTTGATCAATCTATTTGCTCTAACGAATACACTGTTTGGTATTCTATATGATTGATTTAAAACTTGTAAGTGACAATTTAAGTTGATTAACTTTGATACTTCTGCACCACTCCAACCATATATAGCTTGATCATCATCCCCGGCTAAGTAAACAACCTTTGCCTTATCTATCATAGTATGAACCATATCCCACTCAGATGCTTTTAAATCTTGCACTTCATCTACAATTACTACATCGAGCTTTGGTGACTCTTTAGTTTTATTAAACTCTGTAATTAAATCTGTGTAATCTTTTATACCTTTTTCTTTTTTAAACATTCGATAGTTTTTATCTATGCGTTGTAGTCTTTCAAAGCCTCCTTGTATGTGCCCTGCTTTTTTAAACTCCTCGTACAAAGAAGTATTCTTTACTCTGTATAAATCTATAAGGTGAATGCCATCTGGATCTCTACCTACAACTCCTCCATTACTGTTTATTGAACTTGCTATATCCACTCCAAATTCTCTCTTAAAATCTTCGAAGTCTTGATCTTGTATAATATCTGTGTGAGTGCAACCTAAAAATTGATAGGCTAAAGAGTGTAAAGTTCTAAACCATTTGAACTCTTTTCTTTCTATTTTAAACTTATTGACTGCTCTGAATATAGCTTCATTGGCAGCTTTCCTTGTAAAAGAAAAATAACCTATGCGATCTGGTTCTAAATCTTTTTGTAAATTATCCTCGACATACTTTAATAATGTCGTTGTTTTCCCCGTTCCAGGGGGCCCAATAATTTTATGAACATGATTTAAAATGGGATGTCCCCCGTTTCTTGCACAGGCTCTTCTGCCTCAATCCTTTCTATTGTGTTAAACTTATCATTGTCCACGAACCAAACTAATTGACCGGGCTTATTATTTAATTTTCTTTTAGTGCAGTCGCCACCTAACTGTCTAATAAAAACTGCAACTTGGTTTGTTGTCAAAGCAGAATACTTTCTATTTCTCATGTACTCCTGCAACTGATCAATACGAAAGAACACTTTGTTTTCTCCATCGTCCACGAAACACTGACCACTGAGAATGTCATCAAGGTCTACTGCGTTTGCTTGATTAGAAATATACTTTGATAAAATAATTTTAAACTGACCCTCTGGTGTCATCTCTTGATCTGTCTTAACTTCTATAGCCTTTGATACCAGAGAAGTAACAAAAGCATCGTAGTCATTCCTAGACATCATTGGAGGCATTGATTTAGTTTTAACTAAACACTTCTTTCTAAACTTATGTTGGTCGTAAAGTTCTTCAACTGTGCAAACGAGCGTGCTCTCTTGATTAATTGTAATGTGATATATAGCGTCATCATTAGTCCCATACTGAGTTACATTACCAACATCAGTAATTACACTGCTCTCACCTATACCAAATTTTCTTAATCTACATTTAGACTTGTTACAAAAAGAACACATGGGTTGATCTTTACATTTATAGCCCCAATCTTTTTTATCCGCCTGCTTAATAATTTTTTCAATCTCTCTTGGACGTAGAGCCTCTTCAAAATAATCATGATGAAATTTATGTACTTCGTCCTCAAATGTTTCACCGTATTTCTTTTTTGCGTAGACTGCATATTGAAATAAAAAATTATCTCTACTACCTTTTTGAACTTTGCCATTCTCTGTAAGATACGCTTCAACACAATAGGGTGCATCTGCAAACTCAGAGTTTTCTTTTTTCAAAGATAATTTTTTTAGCTCATCAGCTGTTAGAGATTTCTTTTCTACCTCTGCTATAAAGCCATCAAGATTTAATACGTTACCATTGTCATCAAATGCATATCTATCTGTTTGATCTAATCCATTATGATAAGGCATATTGAGAAAGCTACCGACCTCCCAGTCGCTTTCGTTACCTTCACGTAATAATTTTTCTTGTTTAGGAAATACTTCGCAATGACCTAGTCCCATGAAAGAGGCTAGTTCTTTTATTTTGTGGTGAACAATACCTGCCGATACATATTCTTTAAAAAATAAAAAGACATGAGCACCACCACTTTTTGATTTGGTTACAATGAACGGAAGCTTTTTGCTTGCAAGTTTCTGTGCGATAGACACATGGTCTAAAGGATATTCGTCTACATCTATACATCCCCAACGACATTTGTCTTCGTCGTTGATTGGAAATATACCTAGACTAGGCCAAGATCCTTCTAAATGGTTTTCCCAAAGAGAATCTTCCACGGGAAGCTTTCGGATCCAAGTTTGACCCTCAGCTTTATTATCCTCACGGAGACTCTCTTTAGGAGTAAACGTACCATAGGCACGATCTAAACCATAAAAGATCTCTTTGAATTTAGAGACCCTCTCGTTCATTAAAACGGAGTATCTTGATCCGAACTAGAACTATCAACTTCGTCGTCATACTTAGGTTTAACAATACCTTTTCTAACTGACTCATTGAAGTTAGCAGCCATATCGAATGTGTCCTCACTGTTTAAGAAATCGCCTTTGTTCACGACCCAACCATACCAAGAACCTTTGTCATTAGATTGCTTCGTTGTAGTTAGAGTGTACATGCGATACCAACTAGGAGCCAAGAAAAGCTTTTTAGTTTTAGGGTTCTGAATAAATTCATTCTTCAAACTATAAGCCCAACTTCTAGCAGCTTTTAACTGCGTAGCTTTCATTGATATGATTGCAGGTTCCGGGGCAACACCACCGTTAAGAAGAAGGCAATAAAAATTAGCACATTCTTCTAAGTAGTTTCCGCTCTCAAGACGGAACTTTCCGTCGTCTCCACGTACTGCGTTAGTTGGTTTATCCACAGGGGAAAAGATATTGACAGGAGCAGAAGAACCTTTACCTCTGTCTTGCCATTCCAACCATACTTTGTCATACCCACAGACAACGACAGATATACCATCTTGCCCAGAGTATATTTTTTTGCTCACAGAATTACAGATCATGCCAGCTTTTGCACCGTCAATTTCTTCTAACTCTGGAGACATTTGTGCCAAGACTTTTAATCTTGGCGTTGCGATATCATCTGTTGTGATGGTATCGAGTCCTGTCCCTGCGAACTTTTCTAAGTTTTCCATGTTCATGGCAGGGAGCTTGTCTGTCTTTGCGGTGACAGCCCCGTTAGCTTTTGTTTTTTCCATTTTTATTTTTCCTTATGTTTTATTTTTTTCGATCAATCTTTACTTTTTTCTGGGTGTAAACCCCGAACTTAGCTTGAATATCTGAGGGCATTGATCCTTTTCCCATCATCTCTTCAACTGTTTTTGCTAAGGTATTCCACGGCACAGTCTTCTTATTGCTCGGATATAAACCACGATCTTGTAGTTCACCAATAAGATTACTTGCGTCAGAATCTTGTCCTCGACCAAATGTTAACACCACATCATTTTTAATAATGTCATCCAAACCATTTTGTTTTAACCAATCAAAACAAAAGTCTTGGTTATCTTTTGTGATGTTCGCTCTTGTTTGATCTTTGATAGAAACTTTACTACCATCCATCAAACTAATTGCAGATACACCTGCCGTCTCAAAGAAACTTGGTATCACTTCATTCTCGAGTTGATACTCTCTATCTTTAAGTTTTTTTATTTCAGCTTCTTTGTCAGTAATAGCTTGACGAACATTATCTAATTCGTTGCACGCTTCACCAACATCTTTTACTTCTGAACTATCTAATGAATTAATCTTAGACTGTTCATAAGCTTTATCTAATAGACCCATATTAGTACCTCATTATAATTCTATTGTTATAGGAATATATATAGCAGTTTCTCTATCCCATTTCAAGACCTTAAATTTATTATTTGTTTTTTTTGATGCCACTGCACAGATAATCCCTATTAATACAGGGTCTCCCATCAATAATAAAAAGTCCTCTGACGTAAAATCTTTTAACTTTTGCTCACATAAAAATATAAATCTAGACGAATTAACTTGAATTTGTCTAGGGTTCTCAAACATGACAATAGGTTTTCCAAATCTTTCACAGTCAGAAATATCTCTAAACCCTCCGTTTGCCATCTTTGTATTTGTAGTCACGTATACTCTATTCATTCTCTATCATTTCTCTTATTGCTAATCCTATTAAAAAAGGTATCTGCGGTACAACTGCATTACCTAGTCCTTTAAGTCTGTCCACCCTTTGGGATACCCCATGAGCCACTCGACCCACGTCGGGTTCAACGTCCCACCATTCAAGGGTTTCCTCACCTCGGGGTGATTGCCCAACATCTTTTGCATCTTTGCTCCCGGTCTCCCACAAGCGTCTTCGTTTGCCGTTGGTGTCGGCCACATCTGAACTGCTGCTTTGAGATTGTGTTGCACTGCTTTCTGTATTCCTTTTCTCTTTATTAGAGTGTCCAGGTTTTCGTCGCCCTTCACTCTGGGTGTCGGCCACATCCAAGGCTTCAGTCTCGGTGGTCGAAGAGTTACTCCATTCATCATCGCTCTCGCTTCTTCTTCTGTCAAAACTCCAGACTCTACCTTTCTTCTCATAATCATAGTTTGACCTTCCGAAGCGTGCCCGTATCCCTTTGTCGTTGGAGTAGGCCAAGGTCCAGACTCGTTCTCTTTTGTGGTTGGCACCGATGCTAGCAGCTGAAATACTAAACGTCC